AATAAAATATGATAATTGAGTTTAGTTACTGTACGCCAAACCACCCATACCGCTGGCAATTCGGAATACATTGTAGCTGAGAGCATAGACAAACAGTGTATTAACAGTAGAAGTAGTGGGAGTGACAATAAGATTTACGTTATCAATTCGTGACAAGTTGCAAGTTCCAGATGGTTGATGTTCTTCAGGTTTAAGAGCAAAAGAATATACTTGAACACCAAGATCTGGTTTACCACTAAAGTGTTGATAAGGTTGAACATAATTAAAATATGCGCTATCACGAACTGAAAAACGATCTTGACCATTTAATTGGAGTTTACCATTAGACAAAGATGACACAACGGTTGTCAAACCCTCAAGACCAGCTTGTTGTGGGGCGGCAACACTAGTAAACCCGGTAAATGAGTCTCGGGTGGCAGTATCAGCAGAATCACGTGCAGCCCAAGCAATATATTTAGTAGGGTGGTTGAATGTTAGCCGAACACTGTTAGCATTAGTACCGGATAAAGCACTATCTTGAGATTGAACAGTTTCAATCAAATATTCGTGGGCATCTTGTGCAAACATTTTACGTTCAGCAGTATCAAGGAAGATGTAATCAACAAAGAGAGATACACCGGTTAATGCACCAGTTGTTACATTGGCACCAGTAAAGGGTACTCCCATACAATTAGCTTGTGTTTCAAAATCAATTTGAATTTCAACTTCGTGATATTGTAAGGCGATCAATGGTAGAGCGAGTCCAGGATGACGGCAAAATGAAAACAAAAGAGGAATTTGTAACCTGTACCCAGCTTGCACATCAGCAAGTTGAATATCTCCATCTTCCTCAGTTTGTCCAACTAATTTATCGAGTAATTGTTTCTGAGTGTGGGTGTTATTTAATTCAGACCATATTTGCATCCAGGTAGAAAAATGGCGATCAATCATTTGACCTCCAATACGAAGCTCAACTTGTTTTAATAGTTTCCATCCAACCCGATTAACATAGGAACCAGTACTTTGAGCATTAGTAGAGGGTAGAGTAGCATTCACATAAACGCGAGACATTAAATCACCATTACGAGAAACTTTACATACAACTTTATTTCCAAAATTAGCAGTACCAGTTAGAGTTTGTTCCATGGATTCCATGGCAAAGTTAGTGTGACGACGGTAAACCGCCTTAAAAAATGTTATTTGTGGATCAGCAGTAAGATAGACATCTTGAGCACCATAAGCAACGAGTTGCATTAAACCTCCAGCCATTATATACTATAATACAGAAAATAATTTTTTATAATATTTTATTTTTATACAATTTAAAAAACAAAATATTAAAAAAACTATACTTTTTTTTATACTATTGCTCAAAAATAAGCTTTTTTTTTAAATATCGATATAATAATTTTTTTTAGATATTTTTTTTTAGATTATTATAATAAAATGTTAAAAATCTATACTTTTTTTTAGATATTAATTGATATGTTCGTTTATAGGATAAGATGATGTTACGATATATATAGCGTAATTGTAGAAGCTTGATCTTTTCTAATAATATGATATGATATAAGCAAATAAAGTTTTGATGATTCTTATGATTTTCTCCTACATAATAAGCTGTTAACTCCCAACTTCCAACTCTCAACTCCCAACTCATAATATTATAATTTAAAGTCAATCTATTTATTATTATTATATAGATGTCCAATTTTAGGATAAAAAAACAAGTAAAACATAATTCTAATATGAAGGATTCTAATACACTGGAAATTAAACACCGTAATAAAATAAAACAAATTGAGAGTAAAAAAGGATCTATTGATAAAATACAACAACAATTAATTAAAATTAATGATGAGATATATCGAATAGATAGTTTGAGAGATACAAATCATATTATTGATTTGGAAAAAAGATGTCAATTATTGAATAGTAAAAATTTACTAGAAATTGAAATTGATAGTATTAAAAATAATATGGATGAGATAAATTACTATGATTTAACAGGCGATCTATTATCAGAGTATTATGAAATACGAGATACCAAACCAATTGTTGAAATTAAAAATATACTGGAATATTTATCACCAAATTATAAAGATAAGAAGAAGCCTAATAATAAAGCAGATTTATTTGAACGTTTTTGTCAGAGGGTTGAAGGAATAAGAGTACATAAAGATGATGGTACTAATAGAATTAAATATTGTGATTACTGTGATGTTGAAAAAACATTAAATCAATATGATTCATCTTATATTTGTCCCGAGTGTGGTGATATGGAATTTGTAATTATCGATGAAGATAAAACCATTAAAGAATACTCGCCTTATCGACGGATTAATCATTTTAAAGAATGGTTAAATCAGTTACAAGCAAAAGAAACAACTGAAATACCCGATGAAGTATATAGTAATATTATAAATGAAATTAATAAATATAAAAATATAGATTTATTAAAATTGTCGAGAGATAAAATGCAAGATATATTAAAAAAATTAGGCTACAACAAATTATATGAACACATACCTTTTATTATTAATAAAATATCAGGAATTATGCCACCAAAGATAGATAGAGAGACTGAAGAAAAATTTATAGAAATGTTTACTACAATTCAAGATCCTTGGGAATTATTTAAACCTAAGAATAGAAAAAATTTCTTATCTTATCCGTACGTTTTATATAAATTTAGTGAATTGTTAGAAAAAGATGATTTATTGAATTTTTTTCCAATGTTACAACCTCAAAAATTAATGGAACAAGATATTATATGGCAAAAATTTTGCAAATATCTAAAATGGGAATTTTATCCAACAACGTAAAATACAGCAAAGCTGCAATTTACATTCTATAATCAACAACATATTAATAAAAAGTTGATAATATTATAGTTAGTTAGCTAGCTATCTATCTATCTATCTATAAAATTAAATGGAATCCATTACAATAAATAATAATATGAAACAACATACAAAATCTAATTTACTTGAAATGAATCGTAGTTCATTTGGAGTAAATTGGATTAGAAACATAGATAATATAAAAGATACCGAATTGGCCTATATATATCCTACGGGTGATGCTGGACTAAGTGGTAGACTATATTATGCGTGGCCAGTTAACGTTTTATTAACAAAAGCTGATATAGTGAAATATAATATTTGGTTATAATTATAATTCAATCCATTTAACCATTTTATCTATTTTTTTATTATTTATATAATCGGTTGTAATTACCAATAAATTTAATTTATTGATAGATATATTAATATCATTAGATATACATTCTATCAATATATCTATCTTTGGTAAAGTTAATTTAAATTTAGGATCTTGATATTTTTTTTTAGAATAATCTAAAAATTTTTTCATATTATCAATCATATAACGCCCAGCTTTGCTATTTTTTTCTTTGAAAAATATATTAATTTGTTTTTCAATTAAAATTCTATTTTTTTTAATAATAGTAGTAGGATCGATATTATTTGTTTCGATCGAATTAAATATATTGCTAATATTGAAACATTTAAAAAGTCCTTTTAAGAATTTTATATAATCACTATATATCGATAGATATTCAACATATAAAATTAATCCACGATATATTGAGGAATAATCAAATACAACAGGCGCAATTGGTATTCTTTCTTTATAAAAATATAGTATAAGATATCGATTAATAAATAATTCATCGATCCCATATTCATATTTATTCGCTATATTACATCGATGTATTAAATTCATAATATTATTATTCACATCACTGTCTTTAATATATAGAACCTCTAAAAAATTACTAAAAATACTATGAGGTAAACTGATAGATTGATAGATATAACTAGCGATCATTGGATATTTAATAATATCATCTGATAGACACGATATTCTTTTACTAATATAACAAAAACGACTCCTATAAGAAAACTTTATATTATTACTATCATAATAATTAATTAATTTATTGTAGTAATCACCCATTGTATTATCGGCATCAAATACTATACATTTACTTACTCGATGAATCATACTATTAAAAAGTGGTAAAAAACGTATCAATGTACCTACCACACCTTTATGGTATATATTATTATCCTCTCTAAAAAAAGGTATGTCGTATTCAAATAATTCTATATTATCTGTAATAATACTATCATAATTTTTTAATATATCGTTAATTATAGTAACTGTAGTATTATCGTGATAGATTCTTAATCGATAACTAGGTAGCACTCTAGTAAAATTAGTTATTATATTATTTAATCCAAATATATAATATTTATTATCCTTATATGAAGTGCTTTTATTAAAATATACAATTGATATTACGTTATATTCTTTATTTATTTTTTTTTTAAAATATGAATCGTCTTTCATTTTAATAGTCCAGCTACACATAATTTTATTAGCTAGAAGCTCTTGTTTCTTTATAGTAATCATTATATTCCTATTATTATATAATGATAGGAATTAAATGATTTAAACATTATTTCATTATATTAAAATAATGAGTAACTTAGATGTATTAACAATTGTACCAAATGAGCAAAAATTTATTTGTCTTTCATTTCTAGTAAATAAAGAAGATGGTAATACGATGACCGGAATTAGATTTGGTGGAGCATATAGTACATATGAAGAAGCTTGTAAGCAAGCAAAAAATATTCAAGCAAATGATAAGTATCATAATGTTTTTGTAGGAGAAAGTGGTAAATGGTTACCATTTGACCCAGATCCTAATTCAAAAGCAATTAATAATTCTGAATATGCTGACGAACAATTAAATAAACTGATGAATGGTCATAAGAATAATCAAGAACAAGCCAATATATTTCATGAATTACGAAAAACAGAAAAAATGGCTGATAATATTAATGATAATCTAAGTGAGAATAATAAAAATAAGGAAGATTTACTTCAGCAACTAAGTAATGCTAAAACGGTTGAAGATGTTACACTTTTAACAAATAGTATTGATGATATAGATAACAAAATTCAGCGAATGGAATCTCGGCTGAAAGAATGTAAAGAGAATGAAGAACAATTGAAAAAAAAAATAACAACTAATGCAGATGAATAATATAGCTAAATATAAAATCCAGCAAAAGTAAAATATAAAAAACAATAAAGCTAAAAAATCAGATGAATTATAATAAATAATACAACTAAAATAGCAAAAACAATTATTCTCTAATTTTTTCAATAATTATTTTAGAATCATTTTTCTTTTTTGATATCATAATAGAAGGATCGAATACCTCTATTTTTTTATTCCACTCTTTATCATATTTTTTACTATGATATTTTTTATATATTTTAGATCCCATTGTAAACCGAGGTGTTTCTTTTGCTTTATACCAAAATACTTTTTCAGTAATATCTTTAGAGTGTACTCTATTATTAATTACCATACATCCATAATTTTCAGTTAAATCTAAAAATACTTGTTGAAATGTACTAAAATCTGGAAACATTCCTGCATAGTGATCATAAAGTCGTCGTCTATTTGATATAAAATCATCTGCAAGTAAAAATATATAATCAAAATTACTTCTCATTTCAGGTGGAATTCCTAATGGAAACTGCATTGTTAAAATAAAAGATAAATTGTGATGACGACCATTGAAGAATAACTCCGATATAGGTTGTTCTTTAACCCAGGTTCCTTTTGAACTCATACAATCATCCATAATTAGCATTGTTCTAGAATCTTTTAACTTTTTCCCCTCTTTTTTCTTTTTATCATTATCTTCATTGATTAATGATTGTCTTTTATATACTCTATTTAGTATACTATTATTATATTCATCGTATATATACACATCGGGAATAAAATCTGCATAAAATTTATTTAATTTTTCTGTTTTACTAATAGCGATTGTAGTCGGTATATCTCTTTTGTGAAATAAAATTTCTTTAGTTAAATAACTTTTACCAGAAGCACGCTTTGCAATCATTGCAATAGTAACATTGTCTGGCATTGATTTTATATCAAAACGTTTAATTTTTAATGAATGTCCTCCATATTTTATATCTCTTGTTGTCATTAAATATACATAGATTTTACAAAATCAATTTTAACAATAGGTTTAAAAATTAGGTAAAGATAAAAATACTTCCGTTTGATTTATATTAGAATTATCATTTGAATAACTTAAATATACTAATACTAATAAACAAACGACAATTAATGGTACTTTCATTTTATTAAAGATATATTTACAATATGTTCTTTTTCTACGGTCTTTCATTTTATATTCATTTGTATTATTACTTGATTGAAGCCATATTATTAGTATTACAGTTATAACTATTATTAACCATATAATCATTATAATCATATTAGATTTTTTTCTATGTTATTTTATTATAATGTTATGTAAACTAAACCAAATATTAAAATATATATTAATTACAACACTCTTAGATAGTGATAATCTAATGATTTCTTTCATTGTAGCAATTTCTTACGCAATTATGGACTATATATTACCTTCTATGAAAACATATAGGATGCCATCTAAGAAAGATGATAATTAGATATTTAAATAATTATTAAAAAACTTTTGTTTATTTTTATTATTGGTATTATTAGTATTATTATTATTTTTAGATATTTTTTCAACTGTATCCCTTTTAATTTCGCTATTAGAAAAAATATCTTGATAATTTTCTATATTCATTTCCGGTTTATAAGTTTCAGAATCTAAATTTTTTAATATGTTGTGTTTAATCTTACTTTCAATATTGGTAGATTGAATGGATGCTTTACTGTCATTTAATTTTTTTAGAGTTGACATTATATCATTATCAGAATGTCCTTTTTTATTGTATGATTCGCGTAAAAATTGCTTGGAATAATTGGGCGATTCAGATAATTTTAAATCTTTATTATTTAATAGTTTTAAAATTTTATTATTAGTTGAATTGTATAATTGTTTATTATCCGAGTTAGTTTCATCTGGTGCGATTGGTTTAGTTTCTACTATTGGTTTAGTTTCATCTGGTTTAGTTTCATCTGGTTTAGTTTCATCTGGTTTAGTGTCAGCTACCATTATAGCTTGGACATTAGTTGGTTGGACATTAGTTGGTTGGACATTAGTTGGTTGGACATTAGTTGGTTGGACATTAGTTGGTTGGACATTAGTTGGTTGGACATTAGTTGGTTGGACATTAGTTGGTTGAACATTAGTTGGTTGGATATTAGTTGGTTGAACATTAGTTGGTTGGACATTAGTTGGTTGGATATTAGTTGGTTGGACATTAGTTGGTTGGACATTAGTTGGTTGGACATTAGTTGGTTGATTATTTGCATTCGCTTGATTGTTAGTAGCTTGGATTGGTGTAGTTTGAATATTGTATGGTATTTGTTCAAGTAATAATGGCATACAGTATATTTCACTTATTGTAATATTTTTCATATCGATCGATTTACTACCTATAAATTTATCTAATATTATTCCCATGGGTAATAATCGCCTATTTGCATTCTCAATACTTGTTCCTATTTTTGCCATAATTATATTTAAATTACAATTCACTTCATAGGGTGAATATAAATGATAGAATAGGAAAGGATCCATCCAAAACATACGAGCACATTCTATATAAACATAATGAATGAAAGATCCAACATTAATATCATTGATCAATTCATATGATACATCCAAATCTAATATGAGTTGTGAAGTTTTAAATACTGCTTGTATTAATTTTATAAAATAAGGGTAGGATGTATTTGTTTTAGTATAAATTCTAGATAATTCTTTTTTTATTCTAGGTTCTGTCCAATCTTTAATTGTTCTTAAAATTATTTGAAAATTTTTTAAAATTAATGATTCGTTGGTACTAGAATTAATCGATTCTTGATAGATAGATTGTAATCCTTCATAGATTAAAGGACTTAATATATTTGTTAATTGTATGGTATATTCTTTATTGAGTGCTAATAATAGATTTACATTCATTTATATTACAATTTAGAAAATATTAAACTTAATATTTTATAAAATAGTTATAACGTGGCAAGCTATGATTGTGAGTGTATTACATTTATAACGCGGCAAGCTATAATTGTGAGTGTATTACAATTTAGAAAATATTAAACTTAATATTTTCTAAAATAGTTATAACGCGACAAGCTATGATTGCAAGTGTATTACATTTATAACGCGGCAAGCTATAATTGTGAGTGTATTACATTTATAACGCGGCAAGCTATAATTGTGAGTGTATTACAATATAGAAATACTTTTAACGCAGCAAGCTAGGATTTATTTTACAAGTGAATATCCTTCAAGATTACCATAAATATAACCAGATATACCAGAGTTTGACCCCTTTAATAAACCTAATGAATTAATAATAGGAGGTGGACCGATTATAGTATTTTTCATACAACTTTGTTCTGAATTAATCTCAATACTTGTAAATTTTTCACGTAAAATATTACTTTGAGTTTCTTGAAGTAGGTTATTTTTTTGAGTTGTAGCAGGATTAGATTCTATTGTTGTGTTATTTAACGTGTTATTTGATGTAGTAGGATTAAGTTGAGTGGTAGTAGGATTAAGTTGTGCGATAGTAGTGTTATTTGATGTGGTAGTGTTATTTGATGTGGTAGTGTTATTTGATGTGGTAGTGTTATTTAACGTGTTATTTAACGTGTTAGATTGAGTTGTTGTATTATTTATTAGTTTATTCTCTTCAAAAAAATTATTTTCATTTTTATCATATCCTGGAATATTATCCTCACTATTTATTATATTATAATCAGTTTCTAATTGTTCAGTTTCTAATTGGTCAAAATTAATATATTTATCAGTTGATTTATTATATTTTCTATTATTTTCTTGAAATGTAGCTGATCTACCAAGTATATTGTATTTTCTTAATACCTTGTTATATTCCTCATTAGTATACATTTGATTAAAATTTTGTTTAAATTCTTCTTCTGCAGTTTTTTTATTATTTTTACAATTATCTTTGTGTAAATAGGAAGGTTTATTATAACACTCTTCACTATCACAGCATTCACTACTATAAACTTTATAATTATCATTTAAATTTACTAAATTTTCAGTAGAATTTGAAGAAAAATATCGTGCAAAAAATATCTGAAATACTATAATGCCTACTATACCTATTAATCCAATTATTATTATTACATTTATTA